CCGCGACCTCTGGCACGACGAGGCGGCGTCGTGAACGCGGCCAGCCTCTTCCCGACGTCGAACGCGGCAACGCTGCCAGTCGTGCCCACGGTGACCTGCGCCAAGTGCGGGGCGCGCTGGAATGCGAAGAGTCTCACGGTACAGGACGGGCGCTGCGGGGAGTGCTGGGCGCCCTTTGATCCCGAATCCATCCGATCGGCCCGCCAGATGTGCGGGCCGGTCTTTGACACGAAGTGACCACGATGCAGACCTCTGATGCGATCAACGAAATTGCCGCGGCGCTCGCGAAGGCGCAAGCCGAGATGAGCGGCGCGGCCAAGTCCTCAGCCAATCCGTTTTTCAAGAGCAAGTATGCGGACCTCGCGTCGGTGGTGGACGCCTGCCGCGGGGCACTGACCGCCAACCAGATCGCCGTCGTGCAGTCGCCGACGACCGACGGCCCGCGCGTCTCGCTCGAGACGTGGCTGATTCACAGCAGCGGCCAGTATCTGGCGGGCACGGTGACGGCGGCGGCGAAGGATGACAGCCCGCAGGCGGTCGGCTCGACCATTACCTACCTGCGGCGCTATGCGCTGCAATCGTTCGCGGGCGTGGCGCCCGAGGATGACGATGCCGAGACGGCGCAGGGGCGCGGCACGACGCGCACCCAGGCTGCTCCGGTGCCACCGGCGCCCGAGGGCTACGCCGCCTGGTTGGGCGTCCTGACCGGGGTCGCAGAGACGGGGATGGAGCCGCTCCGCGAGGCGTGGCTGAAGTCGCCCGAAGCGTTCCGGAATCACCTGATGACGACGAATCTCGCCGGCTGGGAAGGCATGAAGGCGGCGGCGCAAAAGAAGACCGACGCCACGGCGAAGAAGGCCGGTCCCAAGGCGATGGCGTCGTGAGGGCGTTCACGGTCATCGACGCGCCACAACGATCGCCGGCGTGGTTTGCGGCGCGGCTCGGGCGGCTGACGGGCTCGCGCGCGGCCGACATGCTCGCCACCATCAAGAGCGGGGAAGCGGCGGCCCGGCGCGACCTGCGGATGCAGCTCGTCGTGGAACGGCTCACCGGCACGGCGCAGGAAGAGGGTTACGTGTCACCGGCGATGGAGCGCGGCGTGGCGCTCGAGCCGGCCGCCTTCGCCGCCTACGAGGCGCTCACCGGCGAAGTCGTCAGCCGCAGCGGCTTTCTCGCGCACGACGTCTACGCCGCGGGCACGTCGCTTGACGGCCACATTGGGGATTTCGAGGGCGTGGTGGAGCTGAAGGCGCCGAAGAGCGCGACGCATCTGGGGTATATCCGCGGCGGCGTGGTGCCGGCGGCCTACCTGCCGCAGATGCTGCACCACCTGTGGATTACCGGGGCCGCCTACGGTGATTTTCTTTCCTACGATCCACGTCTCGGGCCTGGACTCGAAACCTTTTGGGTGCGACTCCTGCGGGATGAAGCGCAGGTGGCAGCGTACGCGGCAAAGGTGCTGACGTTTCTCGCGGAATGCGATCAAGAGACGAGCGCGGTCCTCGCCTTGCGCGAGTCACGGGCTGCGGCGTGACGTCGGAGATTCGGATCTGCGCGTGGTGTGGCTGGCTATATGGCGAAAAGCGCACACGAGCGGTTTGACGCCTTTGTGCAGAAGACGGCGTCGTGCTGGCTCTGGATGGGGACCGTCAACTCGAAAGGGTACGGGCAAATCAGGATCAACGGCCGTGCCGTCTATGTGCATCGGCTCGCGTGGATGTGGAGTCATGGCGTGATTGAGCCGGGGCTCTGTGTGCTCCATTCGTGCGACGTGCGGACATGCGTAAACCCCGCGCATCTTCGACTCGGCACGCCTCGTGATAACTCCCTGGATATGGTTTCGAAGCACAGGCAAGCGAGCACGCTGACCGCGGCGGCCGTCCGACGCATCCGATCGATGGGTGGCACTCAACGACAGATCGCGGCGGCGTTTGGCGTCACGCGCTCAGCGATCGGGAGGGTGTTGAGACGGCACACCTGGGCGCATGTGAAGGAGTCGGCAGTATGAGCGAGTTTCAGAAGGATGAGAACGAGCTCGGCGCGCTGTGGATCAGCGTGGGTGCGAAGGGCGAATACCTTTCGGGCACGATCGACGGCGTGCGCGTCGTGTGCTTCAAGAACGACAAGAAGACGCCCGACAGCAAGCAGCCGGATTGGCGCGTCCTGAGAGCGAAGGCGCCCGACGAGGACCGCGGGCCGCGGCGTGAACTGACCGACGAGGAGGCACCGTTCTAGGCATGGTCCCGGTGATTCGCGCCACCGTGAACGACGCCGGCAAGCTCGAACTGTCGGCGCTCGGCCGCGAGCTGCTTGCGCGCCACCTGGCGACGCTCAAGGGCAAGCCGGTGGAGGTGCTGATCAAGGTCCACCGACATCAACGCTCGGTGCAGCAGTCGCGGTACTACTGGGGCGTGGTCGTGCCGCTGCTCGGCGCCTACTGCGGCTACGACAAGACCGAAATGCACGAACTGTTGGCGTATCGCTTTTTGCGGATTGAGGACGACCCGATTACCGGCTCGCCCCGGCGGAAACATACGCCAGAGACAAACACTGCGGAGTTCGCGGCGTATCTGGACGACTGTCTGCGCTTGGCGGCGGAGCTCGGCGTGGAGATTCCCGAGCCGTACACGGTGGTGGCGGCGTGATCGACTGGGGCCGCCGGTGGCGGCGCGACACCAGCGATCCGGTGATCGACACGTTGATCAAACCGCCGGTGCGGAAGTTTGCCGGCGCGGACGAGGCGCTGGCGCACAAGACGGCGCAGCGGCGGGCGGCGGCGGACAGTATCCGGCGGCGCGCGGAGGCGGTGGAGACGGGGGCGGCGGTCAGCAAAGTACTGGCGATGGTGAAGCGCTCATGAGCGCGCGGCCGCAATCGCAAGTCCGGCGGCAGTGGCGGCTCCTGCAGCACCTGGCGGCGGTGCGCTACGGCTACACGTTGGCCCAGCTCGCGGCCGCCCTCGGCGTCTGTCCGCGCACGGTGCGGCGGGATCTCGAGGTCTTAGTGGCGGTCGGGTTCCCGATCGCGCGGCACGACACGGGCGACGGCGTGGCGATTCGGATGGTGTGGGACGCGGCGCTGCCGCGCGTGGTGCGGGCGATCCCGGCCGAGGCCGAAGCGATTCCGGACGGTGTGCGGACGAGTCGGGGCGGGCTGGCACTCACGTAACGACCACAGGGCTCGCGCGGCGGTGTTCACCGGGCGCCTTGACGACCCGGTGCGCGGCACGTGGGCCGTGTGAGAGGGCGCCGCCGCGCGCAGACACGGACGGCAGGCCAATGAGGGGGCAGCGGGTGCAACTACACGCGATGTGGTGGTGGATTGACCGCTGGCGGAAGAGCAGCGCCTACGCCGCGATGACGCTCGAGGAGCAGGGCGCCTACCGCAACCTGCTGGACGAGGCGCATCTGCGGGGCGGGCTCCTGTCGAGCGATGAGCGGGTGCTGGCGAAAGCCTGCGGCGACGCGCACCGCTGGCGGCGGGTGCGGGCGAAGGTGCTCGCGCACTTTACCCAGACGCCCGAGGGCTGGCGGCACGAGACGCTGGATGCGGTGCTGCACGAATCGCAGCGCTTGGCGCGCAATCAGCGGGCCTACCGGCGCCGGCGGGCGGGGCATGGCCCCGATAACGGGACCAATAACGGAGGCGATAACGGCCCGATAACGGAGCCGATAACGCGGCCGATAACCGCGCGGTCACGCGCCGATAACAAACGCGATAACAACGCCGATATCAAAGCCGCTTCTCCGTCTCCGTCTCCGTCTCCGTCTCTTAAGAAAGAGAGAGAGAAAGAGACGCACGCCGCCACGAACGGACAACGTGTCTCTCTCTCTGTCTCAATCTCCCGCGATCCGTTTCTCGACGCCGCCACGACCGACCGCGCCGGCGCCTTCGTCCGCCGCTACCAGGCGCTCTATCCGCAATACCGGAACGGGGCGCGCTATGCCGTGCGCGAGACGCGCGATTACGCCGCCGCCGTGAAGCTCTGCGAAACATGGCCCGACGATAGCCGCCTCGAGAAACTCGCGATTTGCTTTCTCACGACCGACCATAAGTTCGCCGCCGAAGGCTCGCGCACGATTCCGCAGTTCCTCGCCCTGGCCTCGTGGGCGGACGGCGAGCTCGCCGCCTGGGAGCTGCAACATCCCGTCCCACGGAGGGAGTCGTGAGCCCGCGCGCCGTCGTGGACCAGGTCGCGCAGACGCTCGGCCGCATCATCATGGACGCCGTCGCCTACGTGGACGGCCTCAAAGCCAAGGGCGCGACCAAGGCCGAAACCGACCAGGCGCTCGAGAACGTCATCCGCGCCGCCTGGCCGAAACCGAAGGACCGCGTCACGCCCTGGCGCTACGGCTGCGAGACGTGCGGCGATACCGGCCTCGTGCTGCATCAGTGCCACCCCGGTCATCGGTGCGACGGCAGCTCGACGCGCACCGAGGCGTCAGGCGATCGGCCTGGGAAATACACACGGTTCTGCGTCGGCTCGAGCACCTACGAGCACGACTACGGCGTCCCCTGCCTCTGCGCGAAAGGCCACCAGTTCCGCCGGCGTGGGCAGCAGACGGACGACGAGGCCGCGTTCGTGGCCGCCACCAAGAGCAAGCCCAAACCCCTGACGCGGTGGGGCCGATGACGACCGCGATCACCGCCGCGGCGTATCGCGCGACACGGGCCGCGACACCGTCGAAATATCACGCCCGGCGCACGACCGTGGATGGCGTGACGTTCGATTCGCAAAAGGAGGCCCGCGAATATGTGCGCCTCAAGCTGGCTGAGAAGCACGGCCTGATTCGCGCCGTCGAGTGTCAGCCGGCCTTCGTCCTGCACACGCCAGGCTGGCAGATTGTCGGTGTCTATCGCGCGGATTTCCGGTACTGGGACGGCCCGGCGTTTGCGGACTGTCACGTTATCGACGTGAAAGGTTTCGCGACCCCGCTCTATCGCTGGAAAAAGAAACACGCCGAGGCCGAATATGGCATCCGCATCGAAGAGCGCTGACGATCCCGCCGTCACGGCTCGCGCCGCCGTGCTGGGCACCGCCGGCGTCGTTCGCTACTGGGTCGTGCTGTCGTATCAGGACGGCCGCGATCTGCTGGCCGGCACCGTCCCATGTGCGCTGCGCCCGCAACTGCTCGCGCTGCTCAAACGTGGACGCGCCGAGAGCGCCGAGGAATACGCCGCGCGTGTGGCCGAGGCGACCGCATGAAGTCGGCCCGCCAGCCGGCGCAGCATCGGTGCGACCGTTGTGGCATCGCTTCGCCCGTGCGTCAAGTCTCGCCGTTCGAATTCGAGTGGCGCTGTCCCTGTGGCGACGCGGGCGTGACGTCGTGGGCGCACCACAACCCGCCGCCCCTGTTCGACGCGCCGCCTATGCCGCGGAGGCAGCAGGAGTTGTTCCCATGAGCGCCGCCCGTCCCCTGACGCCGAAGCAGCAGCGCTTCGTCGCGGAGTATCTCATCGACCTCAACGCCACGCAGGCCGCCATCCGCGCCGGCTACAGCCGGAAATGTGCCGAAGTGGAAGGCCCGCGGTTGCTAGGGAATGTTCGGGTAGCGGCGGCGGTGCAGGTGGGGGCGCAGAAGCGGCTCAACGAGCGCGGGCTGTCCGCCGATCGCACCCTCGAAGAGCTGCGGCGGATCGCCTTCTCCGATGTGGGCCAGTTGTTCACCGACGACGGCTCGCTGATTCCGTTGCGCGAGCTGCCGCCGGAGGTGCGGACGGCCCTCGCCTCCGTTGAAGTTGTGATGAAAAACGCGGCGGCGGGGGACGACAAAATTGATCGCGTGCTCAAGGTCAAGTACTGGGACAAAAACAAGGCGCTGACGGACCTGGCGCGGCACTTCGCGCTCTTGGTCGATCGCGTCGAGGTCAGCGGCGACCTCTCGCTGACGGCGAAGATTGCGGCGGCGCGGCAGCGCGGCGCGCAGTTGCTGGCCGAGCGGAACGGCGGCGCGGAATGATGATCGCGGAGGCGCAGTCCCAACTGCGGGTGGCGCGCGGGTGGCTGGCGACCCTGCGGTCCCGGCAGGCCATCGGCATTGTGGATGCGCCGGAGGTGGAGGCCCGGCTGCAGGCCGCCGTGCGGGCGGCGGAGCAGGCCGTCTTGGTGGCGGAGGCGGAGCCGGACCCCGCGCAGTTGGAGCAGGAGGCCGCCGAGCAGCGGCACCGGGTGGCGCGTCACCGCCAGGCCGCCGCCGCGCAGGCGGCGCACGCTAAGGCCCAACAGGTGGCCGCTCGACGGGAGCAGATCGCCGCCCGACGGGAGGCGCACCGGGCGCGGGCGCAACGAGCCCTGGCGTGGCGGGCGCGGCCGGCGGCGGACGTGGCTGAACGGGTGGGGCGCACCGACACCGCAGGCTTCCCGACCGAATTGCTGCAGCGGTCGCAAGATGTGCGGGTGCCCTACGCGGTGAGTTTCCGCGAAACCTACGCGGACGATGCGTTTTACTTCGATGCGATTGCGCCCTACAGCTCGGACCCGTATGACGCCCTGTAAAGCCTGCGGCGTGAAGGCGGCGCAATGGTGCGGGCTGTGCCGGCGCTGCGGGCGCACGGCCGGGGTCTACGCGCCGCGCCCGGCGCCGACCCGGCGCTATCTCACCGACGCGCAGGAGCGGGCGCTGCGGCGGCTGCTGGCGGCCGTGGCGGCCGAGCGGCGGCGGCTGGCGGCGGTGGCGCGGCCGGTGGTGACGGGGCGGGAGGTGACGGTCGGGCGGCGCGCGTATGTCGTCGTCTGGGACGGGACGAAATGACGAAAAAGAGACGCAGCGGCGCGGGTGCCCGCATGACGGCCGCTGAGAATTTGCGTCATCGTCGCGCCGAGGTGTTCATTGATGGCCGGTATCGTCCTGTGACCATCGTGACGCACATTCGCCATGACATCTGGTTGGTGGAAGGATCCCGCCTGCCGATTCGCTTCGAGCGCTATCGCGGCATGAGACGGACGACCGTGGGTCGATCAATCCTCAGGGTGCTCGCATGACGAAAGAGGAACTAACAGCGCGAGTCTTTCAAGAGCGGAACGAGTTTGACGCCGAACGGCAAGGGCTGCGGAACGAACTGATTCGCGTGAAGGCCGAGCGCGATGCGCTCAAGGTGCAGATCGCGGCCGATCGCGCCCTTGTGGAAGCCGCGCGGCGAGTGACGGCGGACTATCCGCCCGACTATCGGATGGACGAGTTGAACGTCGAGGAGGAGCGCCGCGACTACGCCGACCTAGCGCGGGAGTGCGTCGTGTATTTCACGCGGAACGGCGGCTGCGGCCATTGCGGCGGGCTGCCGCACACCACGACGTGTTTTGTGGGCCGGTTCGCCGCGGTCATTGACAAATGGGGCGGCCTCGATCTCGCGGACGGGACGAAATGACCGAGCAGGCGCTGCAGGCGCGAATGCACTTCGAGCGGCGGATCGATGAGGCGGCGAAGAAAGCCGCAGCGGTCGTCCTGCGCGAGGCCGATCCGGTGCTGGCGCGCCATCTGCTGCGCGAACTGCTGCGGAAAGTCGCGCGCGATGCGGCGGCCCAGCCGGAGATCTTCGCGTGACGGACGTGGAACGCGGCGCGATCGCGGACGGGGCACTTGCGGTGCTCACATCGTCGCCAGATTGGGTCGAAGACTGCGCGCGGTGGCGCGGGCGGCTCCTGACGGGACGCTTCCGGCATTGGTGCGAGGACTGGGACGGTCTGCCCGTCGATGACACCTGTCCCGAATGGCCGTGTGCCTGCGTCTGGGACGTGCCCGCATGACTGAGCAAGAACTCACGGCGCTGGCGCAAAAATGGAACCGATACGGCGATGAGGGGTTGGTGACCGCCGTCGGGCATGACGCAATGGCGCTCGCTGAAGGCTATCTCGCCCTCCTCGCCGAGCGCGATGCCCTCAAGGCGCAGGTCAAAGCGACACAGACGCTGGCGGCGGCTGGACTTGGACGTCAGCTTCACATGCCACCAAGCGAGCCATCACCGCCTGGCGCGACCACTCCACAGCCATGAACCCCGCCGCGCAGGCCGACGAAGAGGCGCTGCAAGACCTCGTCGCGTCCTGCTACGCCGACCCGCTCGCCTTCGTCCTCCAGTGCTTTCCGTGGGGCGACCCGCACACGCCGCTCGCCACCGAGCCCGGCCCCGACGCCGTGCAGCGCGAATTTCTCGAAGCGCTCGGCGCCGAGATCCGATCGCGCGGGTTCAATGGCGCCGACGCGGTGCTGCCAATCCGCATGGCGGCGAGCAGCGGTCACGGGACTGGCAAGGCCCAGCCGGTGTCGCTCGAGCTCCATACGCCGCGGGGGTTGCGGCGCTGGGGCGCGCTCCAGGTCGGTGACGAGGTGTTTGGCGGCGACGGGCGGCCGACGCGGATCGTGGCGGTCCATGACCGCGGCGAGCGCGACGTCTATCGCGTGGCGTTCGATGACGGTGCCTCGACGCGGTGCTGTGCGGATCATCTGTGGCGGGTGCGCGGGCGGAACGAGCGGCGCCGCGGCCTCCCGTGGCGGGACGTCACGACGGCCGGCCTCGTTGACGCGGGGCTGACGCGGCCGAATGGGGTCGGACGGGCGCGGCAGTGGGAAATCCCGCGCCAAGGCGTGTGCGAGTTTCCGCGGCAGACGTGGACGGTCGCGCCGTATGTGCTCGGCGTCTGGTTGGGGAATGGGTGCCGCAAGACCAGCCGGATCACGACGGCCGATGACGACGTGGTGCGGCGGATCGCTGCGTACGGCGAGTCGATCCATCAGGTGCGGGGCAACTACGCGTGGGGGATCGATGGGCTGCGGGTGCGGCTCCGGGCGCTCGGGGTGCTCGACTGCTACAGCTACCAGAAGGCGGTACCGCCGGCGTATCTCGAGGCGCCGAGCGAGGATCGCGCCGAGCTCTTGCGCGGACTGCTTGATACGGACGGCGAGTGCTCGCCGGAGGGCTGTGTCGGGTTCAGTTCCACCAGTCGGGCGCTGGCCGATGACGTCGTGTGGTTGGCGCGCTCGCTGGGCGGCAAGGCGCAGATCCAGCCAACCGTCAAGCATCCGAAGTTCCCTGACGCGCAGGGGCAGCCGAAAGACGGGCGTCCGTGTTGGCGGGCCACGGTGCAGATGCCGGCGGGGTCCCGGTGCTTTCACACGGCGCGGAAGCAGGCGCGGGTGCTGGCGTCGGTCGAGGATCGGTATCTGTCGCGGTGGATCGACACGATCACGCCGGACGGGCGCGAGGACTGCCGCTGTCTCACGGTGGCCGATCCGCTCGGGCTCTACCTGACGAACGATTTCATCGTCACGCATAACTCGAGCCTTGGCGGGATGCTCGCGGCGTTCCTCCTCTCGACGCGGCCCGATTCGATCGGCACGGTGACGGCGGGCACGAACACACAGCTCACCGAACGCA